AGAATCGCCATGCCCCTCGTAGCCCTGCTCCTGATCCTAGTCGTTCCATTCGGGCTTGTCGGATGCTTCGGAGATTCTGGAACGATTCAGGACAAGTTACCCCGCTATTCCGACATGGGTGCGGCGGAAGATGCTGGGAGGGTGAAATAACATGGGATTCATTGGTGGCGGCGGAGGAACAACTCCCGTAAACATGGTCGGTGCCAGCACGGGAACGGCTGGAACGGCTGGGTATGTTCCCGCCCCCGCCGCTGGGAAGAACACAAGAGGGTTGTTTAGCGATGCTTCTTTTGCAGAAATTCCTCTTTTCCCTCAATATAAGAATACTGCAACTGGCGCATATATAGGGATGTGGAATCCATATCAAAATAACGGTGGTGGATATAGTGGGACAAAAGTTAGAAACTTTATGCCAGTTTATGTTCCATCAGCAGGTCAAGTCGATAAACTAAGCTATTATGTTGCAGGAGCAGGAACCCCAGCCGTTAATTGTCATATTGCAATGTGGGAATGTGGTGAGGACGGAATACCATCCACTTATGTAATAGGAGGAATAGGCTCAACAGGAACAGCGGCAAATACAACTATTGATGTTTCTGTTACTGCAACAAATATAGTTCGTGGATTTTATTACCTTTCATTGACGGCAGAAACACAAACAAACGTAACAATAAGAACGTCATCACAACCGTTTTTTCTTGAAAGTTTTGTTGGCTCAAACTCAGTGTCTGGGCAAGGAAGCAGGTATACATTTTATTATACAGCTACAACATATAACCAGACAACTCACGAAACATTTAATGTGGGAGCACCAGCAAACACAATGTTTCCATGTATGTCATTTCAATACGTTTAATATATGGGGCACAAAACACTTCATCATTATTTAGACGGAACCTCATTCCTTGAGGACACCCGCACCATCGAAGAAGCCCACGAAGAAAATTTAAGCCGCATTCGTGAGCTTGTGACAGCCAAGATCACCGAGGCTGGGTATGACGAGGTTTGGCAACGCAACGCCGCTTTGGGCGTATTGACCAATCTTGAGGTTGAACAAGGTCGTGAGTTTATCGCCAACCTACGATCTGCATACCACGACTATAAGGCACGACTTTTAGCAAGCACCAGGGACGAGGCTGATGGAATCCAATTCAACCCATGATAAAGCGCATCGCCACCTGGCTCACCAATTTGAGTTTGCGTTTCTTGATGACGCGCTCGGAGTACGCCTGTTTCAAGGAGGCGTTGAGGTTTGCCACCGAAAACAACACGATGGTCAAGGAGACCAAGTATATCGGGAAGGTAAAGCACCTGTTGAGCGTGAACCGCTCCATCAAGCGGATTGTGGAAGAAGGTCGGAATCGGGACGAGATTGTGGACGCAGTTGTCCATCTTGCCGTGGCGTTAAAGTATCTGGAGGGTCGGGGTCGTGAGTCTTGATGAGGTATATGACCTTAAAGATAGGGTTGCCAGCGTCTCTGAGCGTTTGGCAAGAATGGAAGAGCGTCAAATTACGCTGATCTCCATGCTTGAAAGGTCTTTATCAAACTTTGGAGACCTATCCAATAGGGTAACTGCCATTGAGGGGTTAAAAACCAAGATGCTACTTGTGGCAGGCGGACTAGGTGCTATAATCAGCGTCGCCTGGGATTTCGTGAAGTCGAGGCTAACCAACGGAGGATAAATGGCCACTTTAGGCACACAGAACATTTCGACAAGCTATAACCAGGTTCTCAAGACCTATGGGTCAAATATCGTTGGCGCAACGATGGCTGCCGTGGCTAGTGGAGACGAGGCCGGTGTTTCAGCCCTTCAGATTTCTACTACCGGAGTTAAAAGCACTGGCACGTTTGCTGTGGATGGTACGGCCACGTTTGGGTCAAATGTAACAATGTCAACTGGAACAGCAACGATTGGAACGCTTTCTGTAACTGCTACTGCAACTGTTGGATCTGCAAGGATTGGATCAGCTGGACCTACCGTAACAAAGGTTTCACACGGAACGGCGTTGTTCCCGTCAACAGTTGTAGGCCCATATAATGCCTCTGGAACTTCAACAGGAACATTTGGTGTGACCGGTGCGCAACTTGGTGATTTTGTGTGTGGAAGCATAAATTCCATTGGATCTGCAACTGGTGCGGCTGGTTTTTATTGTGTTCCAAGTTTTTATGTTATTTCTTCCGATGTTGTTAGGTGGGCGATTGCCGGACCTGCATCACAAGGAACAATCGGTACAGGCATTGTTAGCGCAACCGCATGGAGGGTGACGGCTTAATATGGCAATCAAATTCAATCGCTCCCAGACCTTCGCAACCAACGGCACGGTTACCGCTGCTGGATTGCACAATCTTATTGACGGAACCGACATCTACCAGGCATTGATTACCGACCAACCAAGCCTTGCTTCGGTTGCAACGGATGACAGCATCCTTATTGCCGATGCAAGCTTGACGGCAGGTGATGCTCCCAGGCAGACGACTGTATCCAATTTGTTTGATGATGCGCTTACGGGTGGAACTTATACCAATCTAAACCTCACTGGTGCGATCACTTTCGGCACGGCTACTGGTAACCGCACGGTATCCACAAGCGCAACTATTACGACCGGAACGATTCCTAACCTTACCTCAAGCACCGCAAGCATAACCATTGGAACGATTGGAAATCTTTCTACAACTCTTGTAGGAGATTTTACAATCAGCCAAGGAACTGGTACGCTTGGAACGTCCGGTGTAACATCTGGAACCTATGGCGCAACCACGGCGATACCTATCATCACGGTTGATGCCAAGGGTAGGGTTACAACGGTGTCCACCGCGCTTGCCCAGGCTGGCGCAACTGGTGGTGGAACCGACAGGGTTTTCTATGAGAATGATCAAACAGTTACAACAAATTATACAATTTCAACAAATAAAAACGCAATGTCTGCTGGGCCAGTTACAGTTAGCACTGGAGTAACTGTGACAGTCCCAACCAACGCCGCCTGGACTGTGGTTTAACCATGAGCCTAATCAAATCCAACTCCATCCAAATCGGCCAATCCTCCACGGCAACGCAGAACTTCACGCTTTCCGTGCCGTCCTCACCCGATGGCACGATCAAGCTGGCGAGGGGGAACAGCGGTGCTACTACGGCTGATATTCTTAGCATTGCAAGTAATGGCAAAGTATCGACAACATTGGCAGATGGCTCTATTGCATTTGCTCAACTTCTTTCAACCGATTGGACTGCCTCATTAAGTGCATCTGGATACCAAAAACTTCCAAGCGGATTGATTATTCAATGGGGAAGCGGAACAGCCGCAAACAATACATCAATATCATTTCCAAGCACATTTCCAACCGCTGCTTATTGTGTTATTGCTTCTTGTTCAAACGTAGGAGCATCAAGAATTGTGAATGCTGGAAGCATATCAACAACTGGATTTGTTGCCAGCGGATTTGTAACAAATACAGCTGGATATTCTAGCGGTGAGACATTTTATTACATTGCATTAGGAAAATAATCTATGTCACTCTCAATCCACGGAACCAACGGCGTAACCTTCAATGACGGCAGTGTGCAGGCAACCTCTGCGCTGACTGGTTTTCGCAACCGCATCATCAATGGCGATATGCGGATTGACCAGAGGAATGCTGGGGCAGTGCATACTCCAATAGCAAATACATATTCTATAGACAGGTGGAATTTCCAATTAGCACAAGCATCAAAACTTACAGCACAAAGAAAAACAGTTACAAATCCGCAACAAGCAGACAATAATACATACCTTCTAAATATCACGTCAACATCAGCATATTCCGTAACCTCCTCAGACTACTTCCTGCTCGGACAGTTTATTGAAGGATTTAATTCTGCTGACCTAGGATGGGGAACATCTGGCGCAAAAAGCATAACTATTTCATTTTGGGTCTATTCGAGCCTAACTGGGACATTTGGTGGTTCTGTTCAAAACTCGGCAATAGCAAGGTCGTATCCTTTTTCTTACACAATATCTTCTGCAAGCACATGGGAAAAGAAAACAATAACGATTGCTGGCGATACAAGCGGAACATGGGTAACTGACAACGGATTGGGTATTAGGTTGTATTTTGGACTAGGTGCTGGATCTACAGTTAGTGGAACAGCAGGATCTTGGGCTAGTGCAAATTACCTTTCCGCAACAGGCGCAGTTTCTGTGGTTGGAACTAACGGAGCAACATTCGACATCACAGGAGTCCAACTCGAAGCAGGCTCAACCGCCACCGACTTTGAACGTAGGCCGTATGGAACTGAGTTGGCGTTGTGTCAGAGGTATTATCAAAATAGAATTGGAGATTCATATTCTTGTGGTGCAGCGGGTCAGGCATATTCAACTTCTCAAGCGTATGCCCCAACTTCTTTCAAGCAGGAAATGAGATCAGCACCAATAATAAATCTTGCAACAATTGGTTCTACAACTAATAGAATTTCTTTTATGAACTCATCATTGAGTCATCCAGCAACCATTGGAACAATTGTTGCATCATCAATTAGTGTCGATGGATTCCAATTTCAGGCATCTGGATTTACTTCTGGATTTACTGCTGGTAATGCAACATTGCTTTACAGAAACGGACTTGGAGAAATTTGGAATGCGAGCGCAGAATTATGATTCAATATAAGTTAATAAAAAATTATTTAGATGGATCAATAAACACTGTTTATAAAATAGACAGCAATATATTCATTCCATTTGATGAAGCAAATTCTAGCTATCAAGAATATCTAAAATGGATTTCAGAAGGCAATACTCCACTTCCTCCAGACCAAGATTAACAAATGACTCTCTCTGAAATCGCCCAATTCGCAGGCGAAAAAGTCGGAAAGACCGACTCCGACACCTTGGTGTTTCTACAAAAATCAGCAAGCTTGGCTTACCGGCGTGTATGGAACTTTGCCCCATGGCGTGAGACTGTAACCAGTTCAACCTACTCGGTTGGAACCAACCGCACCATTACTCTTGGCTCAAACGTGGAAACTCCGCTGTCAGTTTCCTACGACAAGTCAGAAGTTGATCCGATTGATCTGGCAACCATTGTCAGCCAGGATGCTGATCTGCTTGAGGAGACAAGAACCGGAACTCCTGTGCTTTATCACTTTACTGGTCGTAACACAAGCGGGATTGCACAGCTTGATCTTTACCCAAGGCTTGCTACGGCTGGAACAGAAACCTTACGTGTTGTGGGAAAGCTGAAATGCTTAACCCGCACCAACATTGTTGTTGATTTTCCTCCTGCAACGACCGCGCTTGATGACGAGCTTCGTTTGCCGCATGTCCACCAAGTCGTGCTTGCACTTACCCATGCTGATGCGCTGGAGCGTGAACGGCAGTATGCCAAGGCGCAGGCGGTTGTGCAGACTGCCAATGCCGATCTTGCGGCGATGGCCAATTACGAACTCAGCCAGGTTGGCGGCGTAAAGCAAATCACGCCGGTTAGCCTTGGCGATTTGATGACCGAAGAAATCACGGCTGCTTAACGTGGGCTATTACAGCGACAATCTTGATGATTTACTAGCATTTGATGGCATCCGCAGTTTTGCGGGTGGTCAAGCCAGCGGTCTGCAATCAGACCTATTGGCAGAAAATCAAGTTCGCGAATTGTCGAACATGACCCTATCCCCCAAGGGAAGTCTTGAGACAAGACGCGGGGTAAGCAGTTTTTGCACTACTGCTACCAGTGCGGAAGGTTCGATTGGTGGGATGCGGTATTATGACACGGCTGCAACTGAAAGGCTTGTCACGGTTACGCAAGGGCGTGTTTATACGATTGATTCAACTGGATCGGCTGATATTCACCCAGCAGATGAAACATGGTCGGAGGTCAACAGAACATGGGGTTCTGAGGCACAACAATGGGCAGACGGATTTTCATCTGCAATAGACGCACCTGTAAAGATGGCGCAGTTCAATGACAAGATGTACATGGCCGATGGTGATGGTGACCTTTATTATTATGATGGAAGTATTGTCACAAGACAAGCTGGAAAGGTTCGCGCAATCACCGTCACAACTGCTGGGTCTGGATACACAAGTGCAACGGCTATTGTCACAGGACCGCAGTGGGGTGGCACTTACCCGCAATTAACCACAACCGTTGCTGGTGGTGCTGTTACAGGAGTGACGGTGGTTGATGGCGGGTCTGGGTATGGCTCCGCACCAACAGTTACAATTATTGGGGATGGATCTGGGGCGACCGCCACGGCAACCGCAAGCCCACCACCAAGCAATCTAAGGCTTTTAATCAATACTGGGAATAGGTTGTTTGCGGTTGGATCTGGTGCCGAAAGAAACACGCTTTACGCATCCGACATTCTAGATGCTTCAGTGTGGGACTCTGCCAATAGCGCGGTTATCAATGGTGACGACGGCGATGAGATCGTAGCCATTGTCGCCTATTATCAGAACCGAATCATCGTGTTCAAGAAGCGGCGCATATTTCAAGTAACCATACCAGCAGACATGACTACAGCTGCGGATTGGACGATTGAACTTATTTCAAACAACATTGGATGCGTGGCAGAGGCTACGGCTGTACAGGTCAATTCGGATATCTTTTTCCTTTCCGATGACGGCATTAGGTCGTTGATCCGGTCTGCGGCTGACGACTTTACCTCGGTTGGCTTGCCGATCTCTGAGGTTGTCAAAGATGTTATTCAGTCCATCAACACGTCTGCGATTGATGTGTGTACAGCCCACTTCTACGACAACCGGTACCTGCTCGCATTCCCAAGCGAGGCCAATGATGTTAACGACACAATCCTTGTGTACAACACGGTATTGCAGGCTTTTGAGGGTACTTGGACTCCAAATGTGATGCAGTTTGCGCTGACCAATTTTGAGGATGAGGGTGCGCGGTTAATGATGAAAACAACCACTGGTCAGATCAATAAGTACAGTGGGTACAAGACTCCTGCACAGGTTACAACCGCAGACTACCAGGATGCCGGTGTAGATTATGAATCCTATGTCCGAACAAAGGACTTTAACTTTGGTGATCCTTTCTCAAACAAATACGGAAGCCACTTTGAGGTTGTGTTTGATGACTCGTATTCAACAGACGCATCAGTATCGATCCAGCGTGACATTGACGTAGGCGATATTGATGTTCAGCCCAATCTTAACATTTCAAGCGCAGCCCTTACCCTTGATTTCACTCTGCCAGCCGTATTGCCAACATCTGTAAAGAAAAGGCTTGCAAGCGATCTTCGGACATACGAGAAGTGGAGGTTGCTCAATATCAAGATCACAAGCGCAGCAAATAAGATGGCTGTGCGCCAGATCACGGCAGCGGCAAATCCTGACACCATTGAGGTGCAAAAGAGCCTATGACCGCGATGGAATATGTGGAGGCATCCGGTGTTCCTGAGGCCAGATGGCCTAACTTCAGGGATTGGTTTTCCTGGTATGAGCGCAATAACCTTGTTGGCGTTGTTAAAGACGGTGAAGAGATTGTTGGAGTGGCTGTTGCCAGGGCAGTTGACGGATCACAAGAGGTTAAGCATTATGTACATAAGCCAGATGGAGATACTGCTTTCGTGGACTTGACTGTGACCTCTATTGATGGTAAACCTAATGCCCGTAGCCGTTTGGCTATGAAACGCCTGCTGTCTATCCTATGGGATGAACTTGGCCCCCGCAGGAGCCTAATATTTAACCGTAACGGAGTTAGGAAACAATACGATTATATGAAGTTTATGCGAAAGGCTATGGCTTAACATGGGCGGCGGACCTTCTATTCCGGCACCTCCTCCTCCGCCAGATCCTAATGCGGTGGCGCAGGCCAATGCAGAGGCTTATAGAAAGAATGTAGATACCTATATAGAAAAGGCTCCGGCTATGGCTGCGCTGGAGAACAAGCTTCGCATTCAATACATGCCTCAACAGCGTTCATTGGAGCGCCAGCTTTCAGCACTTGACCAACAAGCGGCTGCATTGTCTAGCCTGCAAATGGAACGCCAGTACGGACCACAACGTACTCTTGAGGGATTGCGCCGGTCTTATGAATATAGCCCCCAAGCGTATGCTTTGAATCGCGGGTTAGGCCAGCAAATGACCCAGCAATTCCAGAGGCTTTACGGAACTTCGCCCTATGGGGCAGTTGAGCCTAATGTTGCCTTCGCTCCTCGCGCCATGCCTCCACAAGATATTTATGGAACGATTGGTACCAATATTTCCAATCCTCCGCTGCAAGGATAAACTATGGCATATAAGCCAAATCAAACAGTTGGATGGAGAGTTCTTCCGGATGGAAGCATTGATTCAATTACAACCCCAGAATACAATGGTGGAAGCAGGGATGGATCTCTTGGTTATGCTGCATCACCGCCATCTGTTGCAAACTTTAATTCAAGAATTGGAAACTATCCGTATAAATCATACGCCGAGGCGCAAAATGCAGCGCAAGACGTAAAAACAAATAATGCAATTACAGCCTTGCGTGCAGATTACGATAAAAAACTTGCAGACATTACAAGCCAAGAAAATACACGCAATACGCTTGCACAGCAGATTGCCGCACTTGCTGGCAATGCTCAACCTGGACAAACATTGGCTCAACCAAATATGGCAATGAATCCGGCAGTAACAGCTTTTACGTCTGATCGTAATTTCGGTACATCCGATCTTGCCAACAGGCTTAACTTCCAAGTATCCGACGAACAAATCCTAAACGATTACAATACAAGTTTGCTTGGCAAGCTTAATTCTGTGGTTGATCGCGGTAATGCCCAGATCGCCGGAATCCAAGAGCGTCTTAATGCAGCGCAGACCTTGCTTGACCAGCTTCCTTCCGGTGATCCTCGCCGTGAGTCTAGCCAGGTTTATGTCAACCAATTAAAGTCAGACCTAACCAGCGTGCAAAGCGCGGTTACGGATGCAACCAAACAGATCAAGGACTTCAAGCCTGTCACCGCTGGCTCGCCTGAGGCCGCCAGCCAGATCACATCTTTCCGCGAATATCTACAGTTACCAGAAGAGCGTGCTACCCAGCAGTTACGCCAGATTGATCCGGAATCGTACAGAACTGCGGTTGGTCTTGGCCGTCAATATCGCCAGATGGCTACCCAGCCTCTTGGCGCGACCACCACTCCGCAAACAGAAGAGCTTCGTAGCACCATTGAACAAGAGGCGTTGAATCAGCTTCGCCTTGGCTCGACCTTGGGAGCCGAGGAAAGGCGTGGTTACGAACAGGCCATCCGTGGCGCGCAGACTGCTAGGGGTAATATCTTTGGTCTTGGACCGGCAGTGCAGGAAGCCGCACAGATTGGTGCCGCCGGAGAACAACGCAAGCTTGCGCGTTACGGGGCGGCGCAACAGTTCCTTGGTTCCGGAGAGACAACTGGAGCGCAGGCCGCAAGGGATCTTGCATTGCGCGATACCCTGCAACAGGCACGTCTTGGTGCCGCTGCAAACTTTATTGGTGGCGGACCCTCGCTCTACAACCTCGGACAAGCCCGCACTGGCGCACAGCAGGCGGCGTTCCAGAACTACATCCAAGCCAACCAAGCATTGCCTGGTCAGTTTGGGCAGGCTCCGAGTACGGCACAGCCGTTTTATCAGGCAACTCAGCCAGGAACTCCGACTGATCTTACGCAAACATTTGCCAATCTTTATGGGTCGATGGCTGATTATCAGGCTAAGACTTATGGTGCGTATGCATCCGCTCAAGCAAGCCAGCCAACATTTGGACAGCAATTTGGACAAATTGCAACTGGACTTGGAAATTTGTTTTCATTTAAGATTTAGGAGAAATAATTATGGCAATGTTTAATATTGATATTCCAGAGTTGACGCAACCAAAGCAGGTTGCAGAACCTGCAAAGTTGAGATCAAAACTTGTTTATAAAGACGGAAAAGTTTCTGCCGACATATACGCAGATGAGCTAGATAAATTACCACAAGCATTTCAACCCTTTCTTTCTGGGGCGGCGGCAAATGTTGGCGATTCGCAAAATCTTGAATCTGAAATGAATGCCATGAAACGCGACAGATTAAAACAAGAATTTATGAAAGCCAGCGATATTACCGCAAAGGCTGAAATTGAAGCGGCAAAACAAGCTGCTGCCGGAAATGTAAAATTTGGACCTGATTGGAACCCGTTTGCTCAGACATATCAACAAAAGGCAGAAGAGAAACGCAGACAGTCTGAGGCATTAAAGCGTGATCTTGAATTGACTTATAATATGTCAACTGGGCAAACAAATATTCCGCAAGCAACAATAACACAGCCAGAAGTTCAGCAGCCACAACAACAAGTTCAGGCGCAACAGCAGGCTAAATCATATTCAAGCGAATCAGAAGCCCGCGCCGCCGGAGCAAAAACTGGCGATGTTATAACTCTTCAGGGAGTAGGCAAAGTAAGGCTTAAATAAAAAATGCCATACGAGGTTATTGAGGCGGAAGCCAAATTGCCTGGGTATGATGTCATTGAACCTGACCAAGCTCAGGCAAGTCAAATAAAGCAAGATTATATTGCCAAAGGTGGCAATCCTCGCGATGTTCTGTCTCCAGAAAGACAGAAAATTTTTGATGATGAAGCAAGAAATCAATTGGCTGTTGGTGCAACACCAGAACAGGCCGCATTATCCGCAAGTAAAAAGCTTGATTTAGAGCAACCGATTACAAGGGCGGATGGAACAATTGCCGCTGGATACAAACCAACCGAACAGGCAATTCAAGATGGAGTTATTGAGGAAAAGGCATTGCCAGCAGTAAGGCTGGCACAATCTCGTGGAATCAAAACAATATCATCTGGGACCGATAAGGCAACTGGAGGTGGATTTGCAATAGGACAAGATCAGTCTGGGAATACTGTTCGCGTTGAAGTTGACTCAAGCGGGAAAGAGTTGCCTGGATATGATGTAATTGAGGAGCCAAGCATGCTTGGTGCAATCGGAAGAACAATTTTAAGCCAAGTCATACCCACAACTACTGGAGCCTTTGCGGCAGAGAAAGCGGCAGCACTTCCTATTCCAGGTGGCCTTCCGGCAAAACTGATTGCTGGAGGTGTTGCTGGATATGGGGGATATGTTGCAGGCCAAAAAGGCCAAGAAGCCGCTGGGAAAGCATTGCTTGGACCAGAGCGCATGGCCCGCATTAGCGAAGTATTGCAGCGTGATGTGGAAAAATATCCGATTGCCACAACTGTTGCTGCACTTGGAACTCCTAGTATTGGCGGGGCAATTGGAATTGTTAAAGGTATTCCAGCAATAGGTAAAAAAATTTCACAGATGGCTGCCCCAGGTGTTGCAGAAGAAGTGGCTCCAGCCATATCTGGCATTGCGGCAAAAGAAGAACCAAAAATTTCAGTCACTATTGCAGGGGAGGCTATGCCAGTCGGAGCGGTTGGAGAAGAAGTAAAATTGCCTGAAATTAACAAGGGTCAATTCATTAGGCAAACAGCAAGAAGGATTATTGAGGATAAAAGTGTAAGCAAACAAGTTCGCGAAGATATAGCTAAAGCAGATATTATTGGGCAAAAGTTTGCATCAAAACAACAGGTAGAAGATTTGTCGTTAAAGACATTTGATGAATTGGATCAACTTACAAAGATTGGTTCTCCAGCAGAAAGAGTTGCCGCAACAATCGCCCAATACAATAAAGCATCTGAACTTGGAGATTTGGCAAACCAGGCAAAAATTAAAGAAAATTTAAAAGCCATATCAACAGATCCGGCGCAGGCATTGGCGACATGGAAACAGTTAAAGACAACAACTCCTGATGGGTATCTTTTTGGATTGAATCAGGTTGCCGAAAAAGCTGGAAGAAAAATAAATGCAGTTCTTTCAGAGCAAGCAAAAAAAGCATTTCAGAAAATGTCTGAAGCTAGAAATAATTTTAAAATAAACGCAGATAAGGCAAGGTTAACATCAGGAGATGCAGATATTGCATTGGCAATAAAATCTGAAAAAGAATATGTTGATGCTCTTAGAAATTTAAATTTATTTGAAAGCAGGCTTATACCCAAAAAAATTCTTGGAGAGACATTACCAACAATAATTCAAGGCAATCTTCTTTCTCCATTATCTCTTGTGACAAACGTGTGGGCAAATGTTGTCAATGCTCCACTCAGAATGGCGGCAAGGCAGTCGGCATTTATATCTCAAGAGGTTGGAAGGGCATTCCAATCGATGATTGGAAAAAAGCTTGGTGAAAGAGAGATTGCCCCGACATTCGGTAAACAGGGAATGGAAAGAACGAGGGAAGTTCTTATGGCTGGACTAAGGGGGGCGGCAGAAGGGTATGCCGGCTTAAAAAGCGGTATAACTCCAGAGGGATTATTGGCTGGGGAAAAAATTAAAGGTCTTGCACCACTGAGGGCATTTAAGCAATTTTGGACTGGAGAAGGATTGGCTGATCCAATACAAAGCGGTCTAAGGGGGGTTGGGGCAAAGGCAATGGACAGGGTAAGGCTTGCAACAGAATCTGTTCTTGGAATACCACCAGAAACAATGTTAAGATTTTTGCAGGCCGGAGATACCCCGTTCAGAAGAATGGCTGAAGCAAGATTGCTTGCTGAACAAGCCCAGTTGCGCGGACTTACCGGACAGGCGTTAAAAACAGCAGTGCGCTTCCCAACAATAAAAGAACTTTCAAAAATTGAAAATGAGGCACTACAATCCGTATACCAGCAAGACACACCATTGACTAGGGCTGCAATTAATGCATCTCAATTATTTGGACTTGGCGGCGGCCCTGGAAGATTGCTGGGCAAAACAATTATACCGTATGCGAAAACACCTGTTAATGTAATTAGTGAGCTTGTCCAATATGCACTTCCAGAAGTTACAATTCCTATGGCTATTTATAATGCCACAAAAGGTGATTACAGGAAAGCAAACATGCTATTTGGCAAGGGAGTTGTTGGCGCAACAATCCAAGCTGTTGCAACTTATCTTTCAAAGAATGATTTGATAGGAGGAAAGCCATCTACATCTGAAAAGGTAAGGGATATTCAATATCAAACACTACCACCAAGAACAATTAATATAAGCGGGTTAAATAGACTTGCTCAAGGCGAGTCGCCTGAACTGGAGCCAGGTGATAGGGTAATATCCCTTGATAAACTTGGAATTGTTGGAGGTATTCTATCAACTGTGGATGCGGCATTAAAGGCAACACAAAGGGGATCAGATGATGCAAGCCTTGATATTGCAAGTTTGTTTCCAGAAACTCTTTCATTCGCATTCAACCAGAGTTTTCTAAAGGGAACAAATAGCCTTTTGTCGGCAATGATGGATGGTAATGGCGGAACTTTGGACAAGTGGATTTCCGATTATTATGGAGTCATATCATCAGTCCCATTCCCAAATACACTTACGGCATTATCAAGATCAATGAGGGAGACGATGCCGGAAAAATTTCAAATTAAGGATGTTGGAGGAGAGGGATTGTTTGAAAGGCAATTCAATACTTTTTCAGAAGTATTGAAAAGAAGGCTTCCTGGCATGGATGAAGACATGGCCAGACGTATTGATATATGGGGAAGAGAGATACCCCAGACACCGGAGGGGGCTGACCCCATTGCATATAACTTTCTTGACGTAACCAAGGGCAGGGAAATTTCATACGATCCAGTAACGCTTGGAATATATAAAATATTCAAAGAAACTGATGATGGAGACGTGGTTCCACCGAAGCCGCAGAGAAACTTTACAATTAACAATATAAAATATAGGCTAGATCCGAATCTCTACGAGACATATTCAAGAATGCGCGGAGCTGCAAATCGCAAGGCAGCGGAATCATTGTTTTCAGAAAAGTCATTTCAACGCATGAAGAATGAGGATAAAGTTGTCGTGTTAAGAGGCGCATACGCAAGGGCTGGCGATGATACAAGAAAAGAGTTTTTGTCAAAATATGAAAACAGGATAAAGCTTGGAGAGATACAATGAGTTCGGATGGTGACACATTGCTAAGAAACCAGTTGGTCGCCAAAGACCTTACTGGATCTGGGTACGAACCTATTCCAGATGAGATAAAAAATATAATACCACTTGAAAGGATGCGCGCGCAAAAATACGAACAAGAAAGAATGGCTTTGCCTGGATATGAAATTATTGAGGAGGAACGAAAATTGAGCCAGCAACAAGATCCATTATCAATAGCTGCCTTGAAGACTGTTGATTGGGAGGCAAGAAAGGACAAGCAGGGGAATGTTCAGGTATATAAACTTCCATCTGGTGATATGGGTGGAAGTTTTGAAGTGGCGGGAATAAACGACAAATACCATCCAGAAGCATTTAAAAGAATAGCGTCCATGCCGGCAGATCAAAGGGCGCAAGCTGCGGCTGAATATATTAGGGAATATACAAATCCTCTTGTATCAAAGCTTCCAGAGCAGATGAAGTCATTTGCACAGGACATGGCGTTTAACAGGGGCATGGGTGGAGCCACAAAGTATATACAGCGTGGATTAAATGCGCTGGGACAAAATGTTTCGGTTGATGGTGCGCTCGGACCAAAAACACTTCAGGCCATAGGACAAGTTCAGCCACAAGCTTTAATGCGCGCGGCAAGTGATGCACAACTTCAAGATGAATACAAAATGTTACAAAACAATCCTGCTAGAAAAAAGTTTATAGCTGGGCTTGAAAGTAGAATCAGAAATCGCCTGGCAACCTTTGGTCAGGGCTAGGGTTTTCTTAAACTAACAAGCCTTGATGTTCCAACAAACGTGCTTGTTTCACCAAGATATGCGTTTCCGGCTTGAATCGCAGATTTTGTGCCATAAAACCAGCCGCTTGATTTAGTAATAAAAGATGAATCTCTTGCCACATAACTGTCTCCAGATTTATACGCAAATCCATTTGATGTTATATAATTTCCGTGTCCATCTCCATAGACAGCCATCCCATTAGGACCAATGGCGCAATTTTTGCCACATTGAAAACCAGAACTTGCAATGACTACACCAAGAACATCATCTTCCTCTGCCATCACCGGTGCCACCAGCACCGCCATTGCGATTAGTATTCTTTTCATGTAAAAAGTCTGGGGTATACTCCAAAGCGCGTCAAGCATGAAATTATCGAACCGCCAAATAGGAGCCGTGGGTGTGGCCAGGGTTGCCGGAGCATTGCTTCGCAATGGTTATAGCGTGCTTGCGCCGATTGAGGACTATGCAGGTTACGATTTGGTTGCTGAAAAGTATGGGAAATTTCATCGCATTCAAGTCAAGACCAGCGAAAAACAAGATCCTCAAAGAAACAGGTATGGGTTTGTGACATCTGCCGGTGCAAGCAATAAAAGCATCTACAACAAATCAATGGTTGACTACATTGTCTGCTGGGCTATGGATGCGGACTTGTTTTGGATATTTAAGCCAGGTAAATGCAAGTCAAAAAACAAAAAATGCCACATAAAAACAGGGGCTTCATGGCGAATCATAAGCGATCTGTAAACGAGTCGATTAAGGCATGGAGGATCTTTGAGGACGCTCTCAAGGATCTTGATTCATTTGAGGCTTGCGCCAAATGGGTGATTGACCATCCAGAAATCTGCAAGAAGCTATCCGGCCCAGGGCTTATGGCCGTGATGAAAGAAGACCTAAATAAAAAGGCTTGACCTACATTTGACACGCCCGCTAGGGTCGGGCGTATGGCAATCAATTCTAGGCGTAAGGGTGCGGCAGGCGAGCGTGAGCTTGCAAGTTATTTAAGAGAACAAGGATGGCAGAAAGCCAGACGAACACAGCAGTACGCTGGCAATCCAGAGGGCGGTAGCGGGGATGTGGTTTGCGATAATTTTCCTTTTCACATCGAGGGCAAGCGGTGCCAGCAGATTAAGCCAGAACAGTGGATGGCACAAGCCAAGAAGGATTGTCCGGCCGACAAAATTCCATCCGTATTCTTTCGGCGCAACGGCGAGAAGAAGTGGTTAGTCA